GGGAGTGTGATTGCCTATACGGCAAGAGCATACATAGTATGTTCTTTTGTCGCAAATTCATTATTTGCGGTAGTGTGATCGCTCCGCTAAGGAGCGCTTATGCCTGTTGAAGTGAAACGAAAATCCGAGTATAGATCTTATGTGAACTATACAGAGAGATGTTCCACTGGTAAACATTCGACTGAGGTTTGGAAATATAATGAACTTAGCACTGAACATGTTAAGTCTTATTTCACTTCTACTCCTCGAATCAAGCCTGCACTCCCCTTCCTAGATCCCACTGACTATCCTTACGTTTATAACGATAGGTATGCCATTGGTATCGAAGAAGAAGAGTTCAAGTACGATTTTAACGGATGGGTCCAACACCCTTATCCTGAGTGGGTTAACGGTTACTCTCATTCAAACACTCGTAAAAGGAGGCTTCTGCCTCCTGGAAACTCGTGGATTAATGAAGTTCCGTCTACTATTTGGCCTTTAAAAGCCTCTTTAGCCATTAAGGATAAAACTGTTAACCTCGGCGAGTCCCTCGCTGAGCTTGGCCAAACTGCTTCTCAACTTTCTGAAGCCATTAACTATTGCATCGGCGCCGTAAGGCGTCTCCGCAAAGGTAAATTGCCCGTGTTAGTTGGGAACTCTCGCGAACGTCGTAAGATTCTTAAAGAACTTCGACGCCTTCCGCGAAAGCAGAGGAAAGCTTTAACGCTTGACTCTATTCCTGCAGCTTGGCTCGGAACTCGATTTGGCGTTGTTCCTCTTATCGCTGACACCCATAAAACTTATACTGCTCTTCGCTTAAAGGCGTCGCGCGGCATATTTCAAAAGGTGTACGTGAAAGATAAACAATCCGCCAGCGGCTCTATAAGCCATGAGGGTTCCGAACGCACTACCTCCGGTAGCGCGTCCAATGAATATCGTGCCAACATCTGGATTACTCTAGACGTCAGCACTCCGATTGATTTCGGAAATCCGCTAGAATTGGCCTGGGAGTTAACTCCCGGATCTCTTGTAGCTGATTGGATATTCAATGTCGGTGACGTACTTTCTGGTCTCGACGCTCTTAAGCATGTCAAGTCCCTCACTGGGACCGTCACGCAAAAGACTCGTCAAGAGGCTAGGCTTTCTGGTAAGTATAGAGGATATTCTTCTACCACTCCCAGTTCGTATCAAAAGAAGAGCTTTCAGCGTACGGTGGTTACCAAATCCATGTTAAACTATGGTCTTTGGTCCTCCCTCCGCTATTCTCCGTCTGACAACATATTAAATGTTGTTGACGGTTTAGCTATTCTTCGTCAGTATCGTCGCTAAAATGCCGCTATTCCTTTAGCGGTTTCACTATAATATTGGCCCATTCTGGGTCGCAACAACTATAATGGAGCATTAAAATGCCTGCTATAACAACAATACCTGTTACGTTAAGTGACGGTTCAACAACTGTGACTTTCGAACCAGTGTCTATCACTGGCGAGAAAGCCTCTTTCAAAGGGGACGATAGTGCTACTTCTAATGCACGTTCGTCTCTTTCGTTGAGCCTGTCACCGGCGCGAAAAAGTCGCACTTCTGATCAGACTAACATCCGATTAGATATGCCTCTTGTTCGCACTGCTGCCGATGGTGTCTCTGAGACCGTCGAAGGTACGGCGTTGGTTAAAATTCAAATCGTCGAGCCCGATATTATGACTAATACCGAGCGAGCTGATTTGTGGGCCCAGGTTCAGGGTCTTTCCGCTGATAACTTAGTTTCTAGTTATCCGGTGGACCTGAATCCGGCGTATTAGTGAAGAATCTTAGTCTCGATTTGATCAAGAAGATCATACAACGAGCTACTCCACTTTTACCCCTCAGCGTCCGTCCCATAGGATATGGTCTGGTCGCGATTTTAACTTTATGTAGCGGAATCCTTTTCGCTTCACCTCTACTGTACGTTTACGTGCAATAAGGATAACGCCAATGTTTAAACCCCGTTTAAACTTTAATTCAGCACTCAGTGCTGAAACCTCCACGGCTATGGCCATTTGTGAGAGTGTCAACACTCCCTTCTCTTTGTCCCTTTGGATCGTTTTAAAACACGAGCAATGGGACGAAGTTTTGAAGAGAGTTTGCAATCCTTTGGATTACGATGACACTCGCTCTTTTCGTGACGATTATTTAATTTCGTCACTTTTAAAGAAGAGCCCTAATATACCTCTCGGTATTGATAGGAAACAAGTAGCTATTGACTCCTTCTGGGAGTCGGAGAAGACGTGCGCTAGTTTCAATAAGAAACTCGCTTCTAACGAGTTCATTTTTGGCCTCTATGAGACCAAGAAAGAACTTCATAAGATCCTCGGCTCCCTCACGGGAAATGAGCTCTCTTATGTTGAATCGAGGTTCCGTTTTGGACCTGGCGCACAAGCCTTTCAACGAGGCACCGGTAGTACAGCGGCTGACAAGTTTGCCAAAAACATTGTTTTGACCACTGGGCTCATTCCGTTTTATAGAACTATCTTAGGTGAAGAATGGTGGAAACACCAAACTTCTCCCGAAGTAGTTCGAGGAAATGAGTTTACCGTCGTTCCCAAGAACGCAAAAACTGACCGCGGAATATGTAAAGAACCTACACTCAACAGCTTTGTGCAGTTGGGCATCGGTTCTTTAATTCGCAGTAAGCTTATGCGTAATGGCATCGACTTAAACGATCAAACCCGAAATCAAAGGTTCGCTAAGCGAGCCTACGATGAAGGTTTTGCCACTATAGATCTGTCTAAAGCTAGCGACAGCGTGTCCAAAGGGCTTGTGGAGTATTTACTTCCTGCCCGTTGGTTTCACCTTGTCAATTGCTGCAGATCTGCGTCTACCCATATAGAAGGCCAATGGCATTCTCTTGAGAAATTCTCAAGCATGGGTAATGGTTACACCTTCGAACTGGAGTCAGTGCTATTTTTAGCCATGGCCCGTTCAGTTGTACCCAAAGACGAGTGGAGAAACATATGCGTTTATGGAGACGATTTGATCGTCCCTAAATCATATGCTTCCGATCTAGTCGATACCTTGAACTCGCTAGGGTTCGAGGTGAACACCGAGAAGAGTTACCTGGCAGGTAATTTCTTCGAGTCTTGCGGCGCTGACTTTTTTAAAGGTCAGCCCGTACGTCCTTTTTATCTTAGAAAAGACGCGCTTAACGATAACGGTATACCTCAGGGTTTGCAAATTGCAAACGCCCTTAGGCTGTACTCGCGTCGTATTATGCACGATTCTTTCTGCGATAAACGGTTCCTTCCAGTTTGGGTTTCCCTTGTAAAAAAGGTCCCCCGAGCTTGGAGAAACTGCCGTGGCCCTGTTGATTTTGGCGATACTGTTTTGCTTTCATCTAGCGATGAAGCTCCACACGTTTTGCCAAAGCACGGTCACGAAGGACGGATTGTTCGGCACATATCTCTATCTGTTCGTAAGCGGTTAGTTACCAATTACGGGATAGGTTTTGTGCTATTACAATCTGCGGGCAATTCAGAAAATCCGACTTATGGGAAGCTTCCCATATCTCGTCTTTTTGGAAGTCCGAAAACTAGTAGGTCCCTTGTTAAATCCTGGGATCATGGTCTTTGTTGGGAATAGAATTTGGCACTTTTGCCGGTCCTATCCTAACATATTCACCATCCGATACTAAATAGTCGGGGTTGTGCTATGCACGTAATATGGATGACAGCTTGCC